GTTGCCTGTCCCTTATCTTGATGGTCTGACGAAACCCGCACCATTTGCACCACAGTTGTGTATCGCCTTCAGGGTAGATCGGGGGAGCGTAATGCCAGTGATACTTGTGGGCAATCTTCATGATGAGACGGTAAGGCCTCCACTTGATATTCATGCTATTTCTGACCTCCACTCAAGAGCGGTGTCTGTGGTACTTGCGGTTGTGGTATCGGTGCTGGTGGTTGCTGACCGGGCTGATTAGGCTGTGCGGGCTGAGTGACAGCTAGCAGTGCCTGCTGTTTTGCAAGCGCTATCTCATCTTCAGCTTGGCTTAACTTTTGCTCCTCCTCCGGGTCAAAACCAAGCATCCTCTGAATAGTTGTGTTTGAGATTCCAAGCGTCTTCAGGACTGCAGCGTATTGGGCTGTTGGCAAATCCTCGTGCGGAAGTGGTGAACTCCATTCCAGCGTGATCTTGATGTCCTGGCTGAAACCGTTGAGGACTAAGAGTGCCCGAGACACATCTATAATTAATTTACCATACAAGCAACGCTTCGCGTCGGTGATCTTCAGTATCCGCATGAACAGCAGTTCTATCGCAATCCCTGACAGGTTGCCGCGTGGCATGTCCTTAATCCTGCCAGTCGCCACACCAGGTACACCGCTCACCTCATCGAAGGACGAGCGCATATCAGCGGCGAAGGCCAGGGCGTTGGGCACGTCGCTTGGAATAGCAACGGCGGTAATCTTGCTCTCGATGAGTGGGAGCTGGATAATCCGCCCTGCCTTGCGGTCTATGCTGCCGTCGCCCATCCCGTTTGCGTACAGGATAGGGTTGCCGTAGATAACCTCATCGAGCATGATACAGGAGAGGTCAAGGTTCAATGCCTCATTCATGCCAATCAAGTCTTTGCGCACATCGGCTCTACCCCAAAAGTCATTTGGTCGCGGCAGGTTCTTGTTGTGAAACAGTGGAGGGAACGAATACGGCCAGGTGATCGGCTCGCCTGCCGGTGTCCAGTTCGCATTCCTGGACTCCATCCCGTGCTGGGTCTCCTGGGACCAATGCTGGATTTGCCACGTGTCGTCATCGTCAGCCATGCCTCGTGCCGCGTTGCCGTCCGGGTCGATGCGCATGATCTCCTCACGGTAGAACACCGTGACGTCTCGACCGTTCACGCGTTCTTTGGCCGAGTACTGGATGCAGTACAACAAGACGGTCTCGCAGTCCTGTGGAGCGGTCTGGACGCAGACGGTCGAGGGATCGACGGCAACTAAGCGGTACGTCTTCTTCTTGCCGGGCTTATCTGTGCTTGGCACGATGCGTAGGAAGGCTGTGCGGGCCATTGCGCCATTCATCGCCAGGTCTTGCAAGAGGGGTATGCGCACTTCCTTCTCGCCCCATCCATCATTGATGCAATCCTGAGCGGCGGTAGGAGTGCCCTTCCCGACGCTGATTTCTATTTCCTGCCCAAAGAGGAAGTGAACAATGGCGTCCACCATAGAGGAGATCTGGTTTACCACGACGTTGGGGTCGATGCCTTCGGGCGTCGGTTCCAAGTGGGGCTTGAAATTGCCGTCGTAGGCATCCCAGGCGGCCTTGACATCCTTTTGCCGGGCTTTGTCTTCGTCTGTGATCTGATATACAGGTTGAGCCTGGACTTGTGCCAATTGCGGCGGTGCGAGTGTTTGCGTCTGCATTCCCTACTACCTTCCCTTACTGCTGTGGCTTATTCGTCAAACTGGTCTTTAAGCAGGTACCCCAACTTGCCGCCTTCACCCTCTTCACCTACGACCATCTCTGCTTTCATGCGTACTTCCATGCGACCATCAGAAGCCATGCCCACTTCACGGCAAAGCAGAACAATCCATACCCATCTGCCAGGAAGCGCATAGGTTTGCGTTGTGACAAATTGCCAGTTTTCCTCTTTAGGCTGATAGCGCGTTGCTAAATCTTGTACGATCTCTAAAGAATTGTCTTTTGCAGCGTGTGTTACTGCTACCTGCCTTGCTTCATCAACAACATCCATAGTCTTCTCCTCGTCTCTATCCAGCCATGCTTGCCGTGCAATATCCTCGTTCGACATCACGCCCGTTGTTTGCTTGATTTCTTTCCGCTCAAGGATACGCTTCACTACTTGCATACCCTTCACCGTGAGCCATTCCCCATCTATCATGCACATATGCGATTGCGGCAAGTACTCGCCAACAAAGAACACATGACACCGCTTGCACATCCAACCAGGAACAGGATAGCGCCTCACTTCCCCGTCTACCCAACAGGTTACAGCATCAAATAAAAGTTCCACATTATCCCAGTTCGGATTGATAATCACATTCTTCTCCTCAATCTGCGCGGCGTTTCTTCACCGCTGCCTTACACTGACACCGCTCGCTCGTCTTCGCCACGAAGGGTAAGCCACACCGTCCGCAGGCATATTGGCCTGTCGGTACCGCCGCCTCTCTCAGCCGTGCCGCTCGTTTCGGCTCGCTGTGTGTAGGCTCTATCGGGTGCCATTGTGCTGACGTGCCGTACTCCTTGTAGATGCAGGCGACATCTGTGAGCACCTTCATAGCGCGGGTGATCGACTTCGCGGTGTCAGCGCTTATGGCGGGCCTGGTGTCGATAGTAACGGTCTCTATCATGTCGTCGGTTTGTTGTGCTATCATGCTTCCTCCTCAGTAGATGCGAACTGAATACTTTACATCAGTCGGTCTCAAATCGAAGCGTGCGGTCAGATAACGCAAGCTATCGAGTCCATCATCGTTTTCTTTCACCGGAGCTTCACCACGCTTCAATCCCTGGCGTGTATCCCACACGTAACTGTCCGGTTCGTCTTCTAAACATGTTGGGCGTTTCATCTGTGCTAGCTCGTGGTCTCGCTCCACTAAGCTATCTCGAAAGATCATGATGCGGGGTTTGCCGTCCCCTTGCGCCTTGAAACGAGATGCGACCGCCTGAATACCTGACGAGACATTCTTGTGAGCAGGCATGGTATGAAGTCCTAGATGCCGCTCCAGAGTCGCCTTATCTTCCGCGTCATGGTCTGTGATAATCTCACGCGGTAACGGGTCGCCTCCATCTTGTCCCCAGCGAGAATAATGCTTGATTTGTTTCGCGTGATCTTCTACCAGCCGCTTAGTCTGGTAAATCTGCCGGTAGATAATTAGCCTGCCATCAGGGTCTTGTGCAGCCCATAGACACACAAAAGGATGGACAAAGCCAAAGTCTACCGCCATATAGCGCGGCCATTCCTTTGGGATTGGGAAACGATCTATCACATTGCGGGCGCGGTCCCAACTGTCCTCATACACCGTGCCAGAAGCCGCACTCCACATCCCATATCTAAGCCGCGCCAATCGAACACCTGTCAGGCCACCTAATACCCCTTCAATGTAGTTGTATCCCTCTTCTGTCCATTCCTGCTTGATGGCATCATAGAAACGTGGATTATCTTGATGTCTCGATAGCAACCGGGTAGTCATACCATCATTCATCCGACAATTGAGCCAATGGCCAGGTGCATCCGGGTTTACATCTGCCATCAATTGATGATAAGGAGTAGCACCGTGCCTCAAACGGGAGCGGACAAACTCCCAATCATCAATGTCTACCTCAGTTGCTTCATTTATCAGAGCCAAATCAAAAGCGGTAGACTTCACCTTTTCTGGCTTGTCTAATCCATTTACAACAAGCTCCGACCCATTAGGATAGTGAAAAGCAGGAGGTCTTATGCGGTTCCCACCAAAGTACACAATTCCTTCTTGTGGATGGAGGATGTCTTCGCGATAGGTCACCATAGCAGAGCCTGCTAGGGCTGTATTCGTCTTTCTGGCAACCAGAGCCCGCGCCCCTGCATAGGTAAGCAGCATGATATGTATTTTGTATAATGCCCCAAAAGTTTTCCCAGTGCCCGCCGGACCATCAAGCACTACCTCCAAATCACGGCAAGCGCCCAACTCCAACGATGCGCCCCTGAGCTCAGGAGCGGCTATCTTCAGTTCTTGGAGAGCAGAGGTCACAATAACCTACCCCCTTCAAAAAACTCATGTGGGAGTTTGTTATTCTTCTTCAGGTTACACGAAGGGCAGGCCAGCACGACATAGTTAATATCGTGCCTTGGGTTGTGTTCAGTACGGCTTACTGGGATAGTGTGCTCAAGGTGGAAGATGTACCGGCCGTTGCGCTTCTCAAATGGCATGTGACCGCAAGCGGTGTAGTAGCATCGATAATGCTGTAATCTCAATTTCTCTTGTATCTGCTCAACTGTGAGGGTTCCTCCAACTTGACGCTTACGTGCGTGTCGCTTATTCTCTTGGAGACAATGCATCATACGTCCACGATCTGTACGCCTATATCGTCTATATTGCTCATTCATTTCTTCGCGACGTTCTACGCGACGGCGGATACCATAATTTATACGCTCTTCATGATGCTCAGCATTATATCTTGCGCTGTATTCTCTCTCATGTTCGCGGTGCTCTCTATGCCATTCTGCTCGATATTCCCTACGTTCCTCTTGATGCTGAGCATTATAGCGAGCCTTAGAAAGTCTTCTTTCTTCTTTATGCTCTTCGTTGTATCGCGCATTGCTCTGCTTTACTTCTTCAGGGTGCTCTTCTCGATACCTTGCAGAATATAGCCTGAGATCCTCACGATGGGCAATGCCGTAACTTGCATTGCGCTGCCTTTCCTCTTCGCGATGTGCTGCATAATAAGCGGCGCGGTATTCTGATTGACACTTTTTACACTGTCCTCTAAGACTGTCTTTGTTAGATTTCTGTTGAGAGAAGTACTCAAGTGTAGCAGGATGCCATTTGTTTTCTTCGAGGTCTGGACAAGTAGGGCAACGTTTTAGCGGGGTATTGCCATTGTCGGCATGAGGTGGTAAGGTATCCATAGTGATTAGCCTCCATAACAGGTTATTCACAAGTCTGGAGATGCTACTAACGTCTCCAGACCCAACAATATTTATAGCTGAATTATAGCATAAACGCGCTTGTAGCGCAAGTTTACTCACTCTTCACCTCGCCAAGATACTGGTTTGGTATTTCTCTCACCACTACCATATTTGCCATAAGCGCATCATCAGGCTTGATATCGAGTCCCATCAACTTGCAGCGCCTATCTGAGATAGCGATGATGCGATCTACCGCAAAGAGATG